ATTTAGTGCCCGACCGTAGTGTTGTTCTAGAAGATCGAAGTACGTTTGAATATACTTACACATGATTTTATTAACTTTACCGCCGTTAGCAATGTGTACTGCACGGCAATTCTGCCGACACATATTAACGTATTTACATGTTTTACAATCCTCGAACATGTTAGATCCCCCAACACGACATTCTATCATGCTGGTGTAGTAGTCGGTGTTATAATATCCCTGGTAAATATCACCATAGAATTCCGAAAACTCTGGAGTAAATTCATAGGATTTTGGAGTAAGTCTGTGGCAGAAAAATAGCTTACCCATCGGATTGATTGTTACATTATGTATCGGCGTGTGACAGAAGAATGGACTTCCATTGCCCTCTATTGCTGTCCAATACTTAGGCTCAAATCCACCGACGAGATCTCCTGAAAAGAAATCTGGTGTAGTAGCGGCGATTGTACGAATTGCGTTGCAGACATCGTCTACCTTTTGGTCGGTCCAGAGCGGATCCTCGGCATTAAGGTTAATACGACAATTGCAGAACTTGGAAAGAGTTCTATAATCCTCGACGACATAATCGGATCGATCGGCACTAACAACAAACACTGCTCCGATGGCAGCTACATCGGCTCCCGGACCCTTAGCATCAAGAAAAGCTGCTTTGATACGTATCAGGTTCTCAATTACCTTCTCCCAGTTTCCTCGGTGAGCGTTATGGGACTCTCGGCCTCCATCGATAGATGTCGTGATATTGAAGTTGTACTTTACAAACATCTCTAGAATCTCATCTGTGATGAGTAGGATATTTGTGTTGATAGAAAACGTTACGCGTGGGCCAAAGTGCTCTCTGAATGCCGGGACACTTGCTTTCATAAATTCAAAATTCATGAGAGGTTCGCCGCCGATATAGTGAATGTTGAGACGCTTTTCCTGCTTTGGATCAGCGCAGGTCTTATCCATAAACTTGATCAGGTCTGGAATAAGCTCCGGTTGCATCCAACGAGTAGGATCCTTTGTGTTAATGCGCTGTCCGGCGAAATAGTTATCGAAGCAGTATGTACACTTCGAATTGCAGTTTTCGGTTACTACAAGTTCGAACTGAGTTATCCCCAGTTCCTCAGGACGCTGAAGACTCATCGGCCTTCTCCTGCGACATACCTGCAATTATGGCTTGCGAGAATGTTTCAAAGCAAGTGTCACAAACCACCTCATTTGTAGTTAGGTCGAGAGTGGGTATTGTTTCCCAAGCCCCGCTTTCCTTTTCTTTTAGTGCGTCCATCTTTAACGAGATGTAGTACTTCAAGCCTGTTAGGGGCTTCTTGCATCGAGTGCATATAGTAATATTGTGTCGCAGGTCCATAGCAACTCCTTATAGAGACTTATAATATACGGAAAAATTAGCGAACTTGAACCCAGTGCCGTCCATTAACCTCTATTCCGTACCAAGCGGTGCTTCTCTCTTCTTTATAAAAAGTAGCTAGCAAACGCTCCGGGAACTTCATTTTGGTTTCTAGAGTCATCTCGGTTAGCCCACCGTCGGTGGCTGACGTGAGTGGAGTCCCTGACGGATAGACTTTATCAACGTAAGCTAAGACGAATCCGCAGACTGCAATTGGTACTTGGAATTCATCTTCTTTATGACCTGCAACAAAGCTGAAAGTATCGGAACAGATACCGATTACTCCCATCTCAGCATACGACGAGGCTATCTGATGAAAGTGCCCGTTGTACGAATAGACCCGGCCTGGAATTATTGGAATTGGCCCTTCAAGAGAAATATAGTCGGCATAATCATTCCAAACAGCATTATAGACTTTACTGAAGCCGGAAATTATTCCTCCTCGGCCTGCTCCGCTAATATTTGTAGTTGTGATTGTTCCTGTGCTGGGATTCATTGTTACAAGGTCTGAAGCATATAGCCCGACACCGGAGCCAAATAAGATCTGGTAGTTAGCTGCTGATCTATTATTGTAGCTAATCGTAGCTGTAGCAGCTAGTGTCGCAGTAGCGGCATTACCGGAACATGCAAGAGCATTTGTTGCTGTAGTAGCTGTAGCAGCTAGTGTCGCAGTAGCGGCATTTCCTGAGGTATTCTGATTACCGGATGTGTTAACGCCAGGGAGATTGATGTTTGCTGTCCCATCAAAGCTGACCCCACCAATCGTTCGAGCTGTTGCAAGTTTTGTAGCTGCTGCAGCAAGAGTAGCGGTTGCGGCGTTACCTGAGCAGGCGAGAGCATTGGTAGCCTGGGCTATGGAATCAGCCGGAGTGGTAAAGACTAGCTCTGTCGATACCCCGTCGAACAACCTAATACGATCTGCGTGTACGTGGAGGAACCAATTCTTACCAGATGTCTCATCTTTAACGAGGAGTCCACCTCCTGCAGAAAGCGATCCGGACGTAGCGGGGAGAACTCCGCCGGAGCCACCAATCACCGCGGACGACGCTGCTTGAATAGGCTTAGAGGATGTGATGCCTACCGCTCCAGAAGCTGTGACGGCCAGTACGGAAGCAGTCACAGCGAGTGCAGCAGAAGAATTGATATCTAGCTGACCGTCTACGGTAGCTGATCCCTTAATTCTAATATTACCAGCAGTAAATGCGGAACCGCTGACTGTTCCAAATTGTATAGTTGCGCCGCTGGTCTGAATAGCAGTTGAAATAGCCATTATCTATCCCCTTCTTGTACTAAATCCCCGCTATCATCTACTGCGGCCTCCTGAGACTCAACGTCATTAAACCCGTCGCTGAGATCTTCTGTTAGATGTTCGGTCCAACTCTCATTCCTCGGGCCCGGAACGTCTTCTTCGAGATGTGCGCGCTCCTTGGACATGTCTGCCTTGATATTTTCAAACTTCATATCTCCGGCGTTCGGCGTAGCATCTTCTAATTTCATAGCTACTAGCGTTTCGTGAAGTGTCTTCATCTTAGCAGGACCCTTGCCCGTCTTCTGATACTCTCTCCAAGCATTCAGCGTCTCAAACATCGGTTCCTGAGAATAATGAATATTTTTAGCTAGCATAACGTGGCGCTTGTTACGCGTAAACTCTGTAATATTGTTCTGTCGGAGTATCTTAAAGTATAGATCATCCTTTACTTCCCGGTAGCGCATTCGAAGTTCCTTAAAGCGAGCTTCTCGAATTCTGTTCAAGGCGAATCGGCGGGAACGGCGCATACTCTCTTCTGTAGTTTCCCCACCACCTTCATCGCCTCCGCCGATATCCTCGCCACCTTCGGTGCCGAGCATATCTTCTAGCTCATCGAGGCCTCCGCCGCCGCCACTGGAGCCGCCTCCGCTGGAAGAACCACCTCCGCCTTCTTCGTCGTCGTCCCCGCTGCGGGACTTAGCAATAAGAACCTGATCACCTACCTGCTTCGTCCACCTAAGGACGTCAGTAGGATCAAGGAAGGTGTATTTGGCCATGATATCCTTAACGACATCTGGCGGTAGAGGCTCTTCATCACTTACACCCATTGCAGTACCGATAAGCTCCATGACATCTTTAGCGAGATCTATAGATCCTTGACGAGCATTGCGCTTATCTTCGGACATTTCTTCGGCCGGGAAGCGCATAGAGAGTGTAAACGGTGTAGTGTAATCAAACTCACCAGTAATAACGAAGTGTAGGCGAATCAAATCAGCTAGACCTTCGAGGAAGGAAGCCTGAATGGTATAGACGTGGCGAGCGAACGGCTTGAACTGCTCAGTTAAGGAAACTGCGCTAGCACCAAACCCGCCCCACTCCTGGACGAGATAACCTTTCGGTACACCAGACGCGATACAGATACGATCGATGTACATTTCGAGGTCGCCTACGAAGTCGATATCGGCCTTAGACTCCTTGACATCTACTTCGAGTAGACCATCTGGAATCCAAATCTTGGTGTTAACTGAGTAGACCTCAGACTGACCGGCAACGGGATTAACACCGATGTTGTCATACTGCTCTCGAACGCTGTTGACGTGGTCCCAGACCATTGCAGTATCCATTCCCTGTGCCGTCTTAACCTTATAGAGCGTTACGGGGAAGGAGAGGATACGTGCAAGAGACTGGAGCGTCATTGTCGAAGCAGCTTGCTTGAATGGTGCTAGGGCTGCTAGGAGGTGCGGGCGTCCATATGGATAAAATTCTGAGTGATCGGCATTTAGACGGAAGTGCGTAACCGTCCACGGCGGGACAACTGTTTCGTTATCGATAACGTAACCAAAAAGCTTTGTCTCGAACATCTCTGCGAAGTTTTCTGTGACCTGCAGCTCTTCGAAGGACTGTAAGAGCATCTGGAGCTTAGCATCGCTATTGATCATTGTCATGATCGATCCCTGGCGTGCTCTGATCTCCTCAGCTACCTTTGTAGGATTGAACTCAAGGCGTTCGAGGATCTGCCCTACCTGAAGAGGAATGATCTTCTCAACGCCGTTCGCTGTAATCTTATTAGCCCAGAAACCTTCACCGCAAAGCTCCAAATCGAAGCACATGCCATGGATGCGCTGCTGATTGATGCCCCACATATCGAGGAGCTGATAGATTCGCTTAGCCATTCGCGGGTCAGGGCTCTCTACGGAAAGGAGACGATCCTGAACATCGAGCTGCGTGGCTTCATCAGCTACAAGCTGAACGACGCGGCTAATAAACGGATCATTATAGTACATGAAGTTGAGCTCGTTAATACGCTTCTGACGATCTCGAAGATCATCGTATCCATTCGTACTATCGCGAAGCCATGCTTCGAAGAGCTTTTCAAGTCGGTCGGAAAGAGGAACGTTCTGGAAAAGCGCTCCTAGTTTGGCATCAAGCTCCCGCATTGACTTATTGTTCGGATCAACACGAACAAACTGAACGCCGGCCTTCTTTGATAACTTTGTCTGAGAATCTTGAGCAGAGCTAGCTCTCCATCCCCAAAGAGACGATAGACGACTCATAAAGCCTTGTCGCGCTATCTGAGATTGAGGAAAGGCAGAGCTTAGATATGTAGTTACGCCTTCGCGCAGTCGTGTTGAATCCATTATTCAGGCACCTTCTTACCTTAGTTAGTAGTAGACCTTGTCTTTTCCTGTAGGGCGCTTTGCATGAAACATGCGCTGACTAATGCTCGTAGTGAGATCGTCCGCGAAGTCTAGAGGAATATGAATTGCAGACTTCCACTCGCGCTGCATGGCTTTCTTGCACTTTGGACAATTAACTTCCTTCGGCGGCCCATCCTTTATAGAGAACGTAACTTCAAGCAGCTCTCCGCATTCACATTTATAGTCTGCATGCATAATTTACTCCTATTATAGTATACTCTCGTATTCTTCTTTTGTGATTCTCTCCCAGTGATAACCACCAGCAGTTTTCTTTTCTCGTATTGCTCTTGAAATACTAATTTGCCCATACCTCGAAAGAGCTTCTTTGATGTGAGAAAATACTTCTCCCGTCTCTACACATCGAATTGGATGTGCTTTTGGATTACCTGCTCCTGAGCGTTGTCGAGACCAAAGCGCTCGAACATCATCTGATGGTACTCTTCCGGTTGCTAAAATCGAAAGCTTCTTTTTTACTTCATCCGTATGTGTTTTTCCATACATGGGATTATTTTCTCCAGATACATCAGCATGATGTTCACTTACCTTTCTTCGAACCTCTTCTCTCTTCATCGGATTATTTTTTAACATATTCTCTCTTAATCTTTGTCTACCTAACGTAGTAATAGCGCGACGTCCTGTACTAGCTAAACTCATTTTCCTTCGTTTTTGATCTTGTTCTTCAGAAGAAAGTCTAGAAAAAGTGTCTCCACCGTCGCTGCCCTTCGTAAGATTATATCCATTAGGTACAAGCGTATTTAGACTCTCTATAAATTGAATTTCGAGTACATCTAAATCCTCTAATTCGCTTGCCTCATAAATTATAGACCATTCGAAATCATCTTTTCCATACTTTCTTAACGCTCTATAAAAGTAGGTTTGCATATTCTTTGAAAATGCATTATATTCGTGCCTGCACCTACGTTCTTCAAGGCTCGTTTTCGTTTGTCCTACATAAATCTTTCCACTCGTCAGGCATCTTGCTTGATAGATAATCATCATATTTCTCAACCACTATCCTTTGAGTTTCATACGGTAGAAAAGTATAGAGAAGTCTAATCCAATTCTCCAAGTGGGGGATATCCCCTGACCGCGAACCCTTTAATTTAGTGGACATTCTTTCAATAAGATCATGGCAACTGGAATCTAAAATAACGAACTTCTCAGGGTTCAAATCTGTATAATTGACCGGATCTTTATGATGTATTTGAAGCTGCTTGGTTCTCTTTCCGGAATACCTTGTTCCACAGCATTCACAAATTGCTCCTCGGGTTTGTATAATACTTTTTCGAAACTCTTTCCAAATCTTAGTAGAACGAAACTTGGTATGCTCAGCAGACGTCATCGAATCTCCTCTTAATCTTGGTGCGCCTATTCTTCTTATTTTTATGATAAAGATGTTTTTATATACCGCCTAAGAACCTCAGTTACTGAGGATGTGGGGAACTGTAGAAAGGTTAGTCTCTACAAACACTTTCGGTATATTGAAGGATGGCGTACTATGCGACTAATTAGTCAATAGATTGATACTCGGGGGAGACATGAAGCAATTGGACGATATGGAGGACGAGGAGGTATCGAGCGAGGTACCTTTTGATCTCGTTCCATATCCGTATAATCGAGTTCCGGAAACCTTTGGTCGTGATGAACCTCGGTATCCGGAACTCCGAAAGCTCCTTATGCGCACGTTAGATATTCTAGCTCGTGGAGCCGGAGTGCTCTCCCCGTATGCACCTAAGGGCAAACTCGTTTACTACGATGTGGCTAGTATCGATATCGAACCCGATAGCGCGATTCTCAGAGTCTCCGATTGGCAGGGTGCTAATGAGATTATGAACTTCTTGACCGATGCTCACCTTTTACACTGGGATGAGTACGCAGAGACATACGAGTTAGCTAAAAAACCGATTCAAGAAAGTACAGATGAGGAAGAAGGCCCGTCTGAGATTCCACCCGATCTCCAGCCGTACCCGTTCAATAGAGTCTCTCCAAACCTAGATCCAGAACTTCGACAACAGCTTCTCCATGTATTAGATATTCTCCGTGAACCTAGTAATGAACTTATCGTTTATTGGCGTTCTGAAGGTAACTGGACAGTAGATTACTTGGTACTTAAGACGTGTACACGAAGCGGGCTCTGTACCTCTAAGGAAAAAATTACTAAGCGTCCAGCTCGTTTATTCCGGTACCTTAATGACGAGATCAAAGTACTCAAATGGAATCAAGGAGAAAGCTCGCGATTACAAGGTTATTCATATCGTCTTAAGAAGGAGAATATTTCGGAAGCCGTGAATGAAGAAGACGAGCCTGTATCAGATATGCGTAAGGTAAGAGCACTCAAGCCATTTCCGCTCAATTTATTACCTGCAAAACTTCCTGCACTATTTCGAGATGTAATTGACGTTTTACGAGAACCCGGATGGTTATTAGAGCCTGATCAAGTGCGTCGTTATGGTGATCTAGTCACCGTTATCAACCTTATCAATACGCAAACCGGAGAGATCAGACAACTTCCGCAAGCTAAGGGCGAAGAGATTTTCAATACTCTTCTTAATGTAGAGGCCTTAGTTCCTCATCCTGATTATCCAAAAAACTACATACTTAAACGTATTCACGAGAGCGTAGACGAAGAAGAGGATACGGGTAACGTCGAGTCGTTTGATCGCCCGAGCAGAACTATCCTGCCTGAGCAGATAGCATCGAGCCCTACATATTTTGATGCCTGGAAGCTTTTTGATGACAAGTTTGAAGAGCTTATGGAAATCAATAACTCTCTTGATCCGGATCAGGATACATATGCTCCTGTTATACCTAGCGGATACGGGCAATTTGAACGCTGGTGGCTAGGTTTAGACGATCAGGGAGCTAATGAATGGCCATCTCCGTTTGGACAAATTACGGTTCAAGATATCGAGAAGCTAGAAAAAGAGGAACCATTTGAGATCTTCGGATTATTCTCAAACATATTTTACAATCACTCTCTAAGCGAGCTAGACCCTACTATAATGGAAGCTATCTGTAAAGCAATCATGCGCAGCCCGGAAAAGAAACCATCAATTCGTAGATTACTAGGATTCCAAAAGGACATGGTAGACTTTCTAGATGGCCCCTTTGCAGCCCAGATGAGCCAGGATGTTAAAGATCTAATCCTTTCTCAAAATAATACTCCACAAGCAGTTAAAGAACGTAAGATTGTCGCGAGCATAGCTGAAGACCCTGCTAAGCAGGAAGCCCTAATTAAGAAAGCTATAGCAGATGTAAAGTCTCATAGAAGGAGAGTATAACAATGGAGCCAAAGACGTGGCGAGAAGCTAATGAAATAGACCCGGTTTCTGGGTATATCAAAGAGGACCCGGTAGTTGAAGATATGATAGAAGAGGAGCCCGAGGCTGAGGGCTTCGACATGTCTTCTAAATTCGAGGAGCCTAGCCGAGCTAAGTTCTCCCAACTACTTACAAACCAATCAAGTTACTACGACGCTTGGAAGATCTTCAAGGACATGTACAACTCAGACCCGGAAGTTATCGTCGACGGCGGTATTCCTTTTGGCGCTGGCGCTTTTGAAGGGTGGTGGACGGGCTCTTCTGGGTACGGTAGACATATTGATGATGCCTTTCCTAGTCCGCACAAGCAGATTACAGGCCAGGATATTAAGAACCTTGCTAAGGATGAACCCGAAGAAGTCTTCAGCTTCCTATCTAACATGTTCTATAACCACAGCATCGATACCGGTTTAACCGAAGATGCTCTGGAAGAAATTGTTAGACAGGCTGTAGCATTTCGCAACCTCGATTACGGAGAATACCTTAGTGAGATACTTGATGGGTCGATGAACGGAGATCGACAACTTCCTCCTGGCAGAATGGTCGCTCAGGGTATAGGAGGTATTAAACAAAAGTGGGCCGAGCTATCCCAAAAGAACAAGCGTCGTGAGCTAGAGACTTTCCAGCCTCAGGAAAAGAGAAAGAGATGGCACGAAGCAAACCTCAAGGATGAAGAGGAAACTGAAGGTGATGTTTCTAGCTTCGAGGAGCCTCAATTTCTAAATAAGGTAGCTGGGGGAATCGGTGGAGCTGCTAGTTACGTAGAAGCTTTGAAGAGACTCGACGCTGCGTATGAAAACAGAGAGCTCTGGGATGAAGAGACTGATGAGATTTACGTTCCTACTGGAAACGGAGCATTTGAAAGTTGGTGGACGGGCTCCTCGCAGGACCCAGATATTCTAGTTCCGTCTCCGCAGCGTAGAATTACATTACAGGATATCCGCACTCTTGAGGAAACAGACCCGGACAGTCTTAGCAGTCTATTCTTCAATGTATTCTATAATGGAAGTATTTCAAGAGGCTTTGATGCTGATGCATTTGAAGCCCTAGTTCGCTGGGCTGTATCGGGGGCCGATCCAAACGGAGAAGATAATCAGGATCTTGTTGAAGCTGGTATTCCTCAAACTCGTAAAAATCGCTCAGGCAGTCTAGAAGGTATTGATGCTAACGGTATCATCCAAAAGGCCCTTGAAGAGTTTTTCTCTGAGGATGGAGAGGACGAGCTCCTCGAAGCTGCTAGAGGTGGTAATAAGAAAGCTCAGGCATATCTTATTGAAACTGCTCTTCGAGAATATCGATTCGAAGAATCAGATATCGACATAGATCCGGAATCGGGGTATATTACGGAGAAGCCGTACTACACGAACCCGGTGTCTGGGTATATCAGTACAGACAGCCCAGCTAAGAATATCGGAATTGAAGATAATGAAGAAGAAGAGCAGGGAGATGTTAGCAACTATCCAGAGCCAGCAGCTCCTCCGGCTGTACTAGAAATTCTTAAAGCTCCAAATTACGTAACCGCTTTACAGATATTTGATGAAGAATTTAATGAAATCAATACCCGGGCAATGACTCTTATCCCGTATGGAAGCGGAGCTTTCGAAGCTTGGTGGTGTGGTAAGGACCCAGATCCTGAAAGGTTTCCGGACGCTGTCGGTTCTCCGCATAAGAAGATTACTCGAGAGGATGTTCGAAAGCTGCTGCGTACCAGAGATGGTTGGGGCCCGACTGGCGGTCCTGCTATATCCCTTTTTAGTAATATCTTCTATAATGGCAGCATTGCTAAGGGTGGTATTGACGAGGATGTTCTCGAATATCTTCTTGAAGAAGTTATTCAGATTGGATATGACTCCGACGAATTAGCTGAAGATGGAGAAGTATCTGGTGCTATATCTACTTGTATCAACGTAGAGGAAGCAAAAGAAATAATGGACGCTGAAGAGGATATCACGCCGTTCGTAAAGAAGGAAGTTCGAGAGTTCCTTCGCAATCGCGCATAAAATGGAAAAGGACGTAAAATGAATATTTTGAATGATCTGATTTACTTTACATACATCGGAGTGGAGGAGAAAAGCCTCCTAGAGAAAATGTATAAAGTAGATCCTAAGATCTTCTTAGAACACCTAAACCAGCTCTTCGACATAGAATTCAGAAATAAGATTCTTGAACTAGTCGGAGAGCCTCTGGTAGCTAACCCTGATGGAGTACAGGCTGAGCTCAATGCTATTTTTACGGACATCGCGCATCACCTACATCTTATGATGTCTAAAACGGGTAGAGAGTTTTGGTATAGCCGCGGCATTACAGATGCTCAAATTGTAGAATATCAACTCGGAGATAACAGTCTCTGGCTTCCGCCGATCTCGGCTCCTGGGGAGTACGTTTCTGACTTTCTGTTCGAAAATGATTTCTATTTCTTTCCTCAATTAGCAAAGAAGTATAATCCAATCTATGTCCAACAGGCTTTTCATTCTATGTATGACCAGATTAGGACTGCGGAACGTCTCTATGGAAGCGGGCATGCAGTTAGCTGTCCATCGTTCGATTCTAACGGTGTGTGCCGAGGAATCGTTTTCCGAATCCTACACTATAAAAAGAATGAGAAGTCTCTTAAGAACATGTACAAGTTCTACAATCCATTCTCCTGGTCCTATCTATTCAATTTCAAAACAGTAGAAGAGAATGATGAGTTGATTATGGTAGAGGGCGTCACAGATGCTATGGCTCTACTTCGCGCAGGGTACAAGAACGTAATCAGCCCTTCGATGGTGCGCCTCAGTCCGTATCATACTCGCATTCTAAAAGACAAAAAGCTTCATGTACTGTTCGATCAGGATCGAGGTGGGCTCGAAGGGCTCAAGTTTATCAAGGATCATTATGAGAATCAGGACAACTTGCTAACTTTAGCTCTTTGTCCGACTACACGAGACTTCGATGAGATGACACTTGAAGAGATTCATCACTATATGGATCACGTATCTGAGTATGATGTTCGCAATTTGACATCGAAGCCAGTTAAAAAGCACTCCATTAAAGGAGACAAATAATGAGCGATGAATTTGAGGCTGAAGGGGATATCTCAGATCTTCAACAATCTAAGAATCCGGAAGCTACGGACCTTACCAAATCCTTGATAGATGACTTATTCATAGGTCAGGACCCGTACGTATTTTTCGATGCTATACAGTCTACCTACGCCGATAAGCAAGAGCGAATAGTAGCCCTATTGGATACCAATCGGCAGGATGTTATTGATGAGCTAATGACAAACGGCGCAGCAGAGCAGATTCTAGACGGATTGATAGACCTCATCTGTACCGCTATGGAGTTCTCATTAGAGGAGGACGGGTTATGAGTGACCTAGAGGATACTGGCGACGTTTCGTCATTTGACGCTCCGCGTATAGATGCAGAGATTTCTAAAAATCTTCTTAGTACAATTCAGGATATCTATCTTAATATAGATCCAGAGATACTTCGATCTTGCCTTGCTTATGATTATACAAAAGAGCAACGAGAAATTAT